CCAATGGGCATGCCCTTTGGACTAGTTATAAAGATATATATGGTTTAACTGAAAACCAAAAACAGGCTATTAAAGCTGTTGGAGGAGAAAAGTTATACAACCTAATGGTTAAGTTTCAACAACTTTATGAAAGAATCCCACAATTTTTTGATTGTCGTGCATCCCGCAAGGGAAGTCCGATTTCTCGAAGAATTGCTAAGATCAATGATAAAGAAGGTAAAACTAGAGAAGTAGCTATCGGAGATTATTATTCTCAGGCAGCATTGCTGCCTTTGCATAAATATCTCATGAAAACTCTCTCTCGGATAGACCAAGACTGCACTCAGAATCAAATCAAACATTTCTATACGTTAGAAAATTCCATTGGAAGTTCCTATCATAGTATCGACCTTACGGCCTTTACAGATAGATTTCCGATAGACATTAACCATCGTATGTTAGAAATTTGATTTGGAAAGGAGTTTGCTGATAGTTGAAAGATACTTATGGTAGAAGAAAGTTTCCATTGAGGATCCAAAAAGGTAAAATACCGGACTGGAAATCCAATGGGCTTATATTCTTCATGAGCATCTACAACATTAGCTCATCATTTCTTAGTTTATTTAGCCGCAAAGCGGTGTAATCTAAACTGGAAACGATGTCGTTATATGTTGTTAGGTGATGACATAGTCATCGCTAACGACCGGCTAGCCGGTGCATATAAAGATCTCCTATCTGAATGGGGGATTGATTTCAATCCCTCTAAGACACATACATCACCTCATGGATTCGAATTTGCTAAGCAAATTCGTCTTCATGGTGTGAATGTGTCTCCCTTCCCTGTCACCGCACTTTATGAAAGAAGAACAGAAACTATTTCTAGTTTAGGTATCATCTTCCAAGAATTACGGTATAAGGCATGGGGTTCAGATCTAATGTCTGCATTAGAGAATTATTATATCTTTGTATTTCGTTGGCCTAGACCTAGGTTTAGAGCCTTCCGACCTACATTAAGATTAGTAATGTCCCTCCTGAGATATCTACAAGGTGA